TCATAAAATTTATAACCAAACAATTATCATGTAGGCAAAATGAATTTTCTTCATTTTCTCTTTTTGGTGCTATCGCATATTCTGTAACTTGACAATCATATAATATTGTACTCATAATCTTTCTTTTTTACCCACTAAATCAGTGGTGGTTAATGTTTGTTATTTTTAAAAGGATTGTCTTTGTCGTTATCGAATTGACCAAATAAACATAAAACTATTAATATAGATAGTATTAAAGATACGGCAATTAACAATATTTTACTCATCACTTCTCTATTTTATTGGTTAATAATCCCCGAAGCATTACTTCGATTTGTTTTTTTCTACTACGCCCCTCAAGTTTTGCAATTGCTTCGATTTGCTTTGTTTCTTCTTGTGTTAGGTGTATTTCTATTCGTGTCATGTGGTTATGGGTTTAAAAATTAACCCTATTTATATATATAAATAGGGTATATAGTTCTATATAGTTTTTCGTCTAAAATTCTCACCTCTCTAGCAACAAATTTCTGGAATCTATAGTAAGAAACCTCGTTTTCAAAATCTATGTTTTCAACGGAAGTCGCTCCGCAAATAATGCAATTAAACATATCGACACAGTTGTAACCGCCTTTGTTCATTTCTGAAACTACAATTTTAGCTACATTTTGAATTTTGGTATTCATTTCTTGAGATGTCATAATTTCTATCTTTTAATATTATACGTCAAAGTAACGTATAATAAACGTAACCACCAAACAATACCTGTAATTTATAATTGGTCTAAATAACTACTCTCCCAACAAACCTATCTTCAAAATCATACTCAAACCCGAACAACTCTAACGTGTCGGTGTATATGAATATATATTGCCAGTTCCAGCACCATCCACGCCCGTCTTTCCATTTAGCTGGTAATTGACTGTTCTTTTTAGTTGCTGATAGTCTGTATGGTCTGTTTGCGTAAGTTCCGTTATGGAATAGGTATGTGTGTTTGTCGGTGGTTATTGAAGTCATAGTGATTGGATTAATTCGTTTTGATATTATTTAATCTCGATTTTTTATAACAGATAACGCATCTTTTTGACTTTTTTGAAACTTCTTTATTACAGTCGATACACCGATATTTTTTTCTCACAGAAAAGTTTGTATTATGTTCCTTTCCGTGACAATCTATACATAAAGTCATACCATTATCTAATAAAAACCTATGTTCTACACTTTTTGACCAATATATAATGTGGTGTGCCTCTAAGTTTTTTTTACTATTGCATTTTACGCATTTATAAAAATCTCTTTTGAAAACTTTTTGCCTCCATTGATTTATTTCTCTTTTAAATAAATGCCTTGAGTTTGTATTCGTCATTCCTCCTTTCCATTTGGTAGATTTCTCTCCAGAAATTCTTTCAGAATGGTCATCGTTTTGACATTTTTTACTGCAGTACTTTGCTTCTTTTCTTTTTGGAGTTAATCCATTAAGTAAAAAACTAGATTTACATCTTACACAATTATTAAATCTGTTTTTAATGTTGTGTTTTTTACCTTTAAAATTTAAAGTTTTGTTTTTAGAACTGCATTCTTTAGAACAAGTTACTTTCTTTAATTTAGAACTTAATTGAACTTCAAAAGTATTATCACAAATTTTACATTTGTTGACTACTCTTCTTTTTGGATGTGGCATAATAAAAAAAGTTAAGCTTTCCCCCGATTCAGGCGAGGTACTTGCTTAACTTTAAATTAGACTTTTAATATCGACTTCCTGAATTTCGATAAGCAAATATAATCATTTTTTTAATAAAATAGATTTAAAGTCTAAAATAAAGTCATCGTAATTTTTAGCTATAATATAATATGCACCAGCATTTTCAACTTGTTTTTTATATTTTATTTGAGCTTCACTCATTTTATCCCTTCCGATTTTAACTTCTATTCTAAAAGATTTTCCTCTATACATTGCAGAAATATCTGCAGTTCCGTTTTGTCCCTGTCCTTTAGTCCACCCTTTACTTCCTATTGTTCTAGCTCTTCCAATTACATCAATATCAATTTTTGTATTATCTCTGTACTGCCCCTGATTACTTATTCTTTCAGCGTGACCTCCTGAAAAATTAATTAAATCTATAATACATTTAGTCAATCCGTTTGCTGTTTTATCTGAATACTTTGGAGCTGGCACACAATGGTCTGGAACGTTTGGATACTTAAGTTTGAGGTCAGTTATTGCTAAGTCAGTTAATATTGCTTTGTTTGTTTTATTCATCAATTCAAATTTATAGTAAATAATTCCTTTCTTTTCAAATATTCATATTCTAGGTTATAAAAATCGTGGTAGTCAATATGTCCTTTAATAAATAAATCGCATTGAATATCGAAATATTTTTGAAGCAGATTGTACATCATTTTATCGTATTTACAAGTGAAACATGGTGCAACATAATGTTGCAGTAATGTTGCACCCCATGTTGCACCTCTTAGCTACTGTATTTATTGACTTTTCCATATTTTTTAGTGTAAAATGTTTCACTTGGTAAAAAATAAAAATATTTTTTTATAAATTATTTTTTTTTAAAATTACTAATTAGGTGCAACATGTGAAACATTTACGATGTAAACCCTTATAAACATTGATTTTTTACTGCAACATCAACTGCAACATAGGTGCAACATATGTATCACTAATTATGCATTTCTTTGTAATTTTCCTTTGAAATATCTTCAATTACTTTTTTAACTAATCTACCTACTTGTATTCTGGAAATTCCTAATAATTCAGCTATCTGAGTTCGGTTAAAATCATTATCTTTTTCATAAACTAAACGAACTTTATCCAAGTTAGTAGAACCGCCTTTTAAAGTAGTTTTAATGTCAAATACTTCAACAGCATTAATCTTAATTTTCTTTGCTGTAGCTATAAAATACTTACTTAGTTTTTCGGCTTTTAAAACGCTTTCTTTAGATATAAGTAATGTATTGCCACCCTCATTAAAAAAGTCGTTAAAAACATGGATTAAACATGCAAATCTAGGTATGTAAGATTTCTGCTTTGGGTACATAGATTTAAGATATTCGTTTTCTTCCTCGCTATTCTGAATATTTGAAATTTCATTAAATATTCTAATCCATTCAATTTTAGCGTCAGAATCAAAAACAGCAATCATACTTTCTATTTCGTCCTCGTCATTTCTTTTGATAACGCTTTTAATTGTATCGTAAAACATAATAATTGAATCCTTATACCATTTTAATGTGTCGGGGTTCATTTCCGATTCGTTGTACTGTTCTACTTGTAATTCTGGAAACGATAATAACATTCTATCCATAAAACCGTTGTCTTTATTTTCATCGGTATAGAACGTATTAAATATATTTGGTTGAATACCACCCAATACTGGTATAAATGGCTTTTCAACAAAAGAACCTTTTCGAGTTAACCTGTTAAGGTTTACGGATTTTCCACTCCAAGTAGATAGCCAAAATTCCAAGTCAGAACCCTCTCGATATTTATTCATATCTTTTAACCAGCCAGCTAATTCATCTTTAAAAACCCCTACTGCATTATCACTTTCTTGGTGCAAATCAACTAAAGCCTCTAGTGTAATATCATTCGCTATAAATTGGGTTTTCTTAGGCGGTTTTACTTCTGGATATTCCTCACGTTCTTTTTTAGACAAAGCCATATAAAAGTCGTATTTCTCACGCTCTTTTATATATAGTTTAATTTCCTTTGAATTAATCCTAGATAATGGAAATATTACATTTGATATAGATGGTGTTTTACCAAGTCCAGCTTTACCGACTATTGAAATCCAAATCGTAAGATTTTCAACCCATCCTTTTTTTACTTCAATAGCAATACTATTACCAACACAAACAGAAATCAACCATAATAAAGAACACCCCATATAGTCGATTGAACTGTCAAGCGTTTTATTGCATTCGTTTAAATAATGCTGTATAGGTTGTGGAAAAATATCTATTGGAAAAACTAAATCGTCAGTATTAACTAAAATAACATCGTCGATTTTAGGCTCTATTTCTTTGACTTTCTTTTTAGTTCTTGAGCCGTAGCCTTTCTCGTAAAGTATTTTAGTGGCTTCTTTAAAATCTCCATTGTGATAACGATATGTAAAAGCTGAAAACGGAGTTATTAATTTTTCGTGTGGATAATGCGTGCCTGTACTAAACAAAAACATAAATCCACTATCTTTAAATACATAACCAGAATGTGCAGAGGTTGCGCCGTGTCTTTTAATTACATACTTCTTTGATAGATTGCCAACGATTGAAAATTCATCTTGTATTACATCAAAAATATCATGTTTAGCGTTGTAGTCATCCCACGGGGTTACTTCACCCTCTTGGTATTCTTTAGGTTCTTTTTTAGGTTGTATTGGCGTTTCATCTACATAGTTATACATTTTAGAAAACGACATGATAATTTCTCGGTCGTCATCTGAAATAAAATCAATATCCTTGTATGCTTTTTTAGAAACTTTGTTTTCTGGATATGTAAAAATATAACCACCTATACCCCGTGTTTCGATAATAGCTTCTTTGTGTCCTTTTAGCTTTGCTAACTTAAGATTGCCTTGAACTCGTTTTGTTTTATATAAAATATGGTAGCCAGCGTTTTTAGTTTTATAGATAACAAACTTATCTTCAAAGTCTAAAATATTATCGCTTAAGTATCCGATATATTCTTCCCAAAAATCTTTTTGTTCTTTGGCAGTTGATAATACTTTTAAATCAATATCAATACATTCTAAATAATCAAAACCCGTTACGATACCAAAGTTTGATGTAGCTTGTATTTCAATATCTTTTTGGTCAGCATCTTTATAAAATTTACCGCCTTTATAGTTGTATTGATATAGGAATTTTTCCCAACCTATTTTTTCGGTCTGGAATTTTTTCCAAGTAAAGTTTGGAATTTTATTTTCTGCAACCGTAATTAACGAAAAGTTATCGTAGAACAGTTTAAGTTTATTTTCTTCCATTCTACTTATCTTTTAAGTGAGTTCCAATTGTACCGATAAGTGAAATTATAAAAATTACAAAGCAACGCTGTAAAGCTATTGGCTTTATTTCATCGCTAAAAATAAGTTTAATTATCACTATTAGAAAAATAGCACTAATTAAAATAGTCAGTCCTTTAAAAATTATTTTTAAATCTTCCATAAAAAGTAAAAACCCCTTTCTCCCCGTGTCTACTCGGTTTGAAAAGGGTTGTGGTTAAGGTTAACCAATATCTTAACAGAGGTAGACAATCTCTTATTACAAAGTTAAATAAAAAAATAACACCCGCAACTTAATCGGGTGTTTTAGTGTTAATATTTTTAGAACGGTAAATCGTCGTGTTCTTCTTGTGGTATCGGAACTGCTGTGTGTGTTTCTGATGGAACAGTAGTATTTTCCCAAACAGTAGTAAATCCGTCTCCGATAAAAATAGTTTCCGCTTTCGCTTCTCTTTGTTCTTTTGTTTGGATTACAGAGGCGAAGTGTGTTTTATCGATTCTATATCCATTGCCAGTATAGATTGTTTTAGGCTCTTTTACAGCGATAAGTTCAAACTTAACCTCTTGTACTTCTACATCCGCATTATCTTTGTTTTTGTAGGTTCTTTTTGCTACTAAACTACGTAACTTTGTAGCGTCTAATGTTACTTGAATTTTACTCATAATTAATTGTTTTTATATATTCTCTAATATTTGTTACTCTTTGTTTTAAATCAGCAATAACATCTTCTGAATATTCTACATCGTATTTTTTAATACGATATTTTTTATCTAAATGACTGTAAGTTTTTGGCGTTTCCCACGCTGGTAAATTTTCAGGACTGTCAAGAAGCACATAAACTAAAACAGCTTTTTTCAAACCTAATAGGTTCATGTAAACTTGAAGTTGATAGTAGTAGTCTTTTGTTGGTATTTCATTCTCAAACAACGGAAACGTAAACTCATCCCAACTACATTTAATATCGAAAACAGTATCTTTAATTATTAAATCGGGCGTACCTTTAAAGAACTCATTCTCATAACTTTCTTCATTCTTTAAAGTAAAAGGCAAATCTAACAACTCGATTGCTTTATCTATGGCTTCATCCTCTAAAGATAAACCTTTACTGATATACTTGTTTGATATTTCTTTTTTGTAGCCGTAAATCTGTTCTTTTAGGCAATCGTAAACATAGTTTTTAGAAGTTTCAGAAAGTTCAACTACATCTTTAATCGCTTCTAATTCTTTGATTAACTTTTCAGTATTTGGAATTTTGTTTTCAGAAATATCAATGTAGGTTTTTGTTGTTTTGTTTACCAAACCATCAAGCCTAATTTTTAAATTAGATAGTGTTTCAACCGCATCGTTATATTTATCTAAATTACTTTTACCCGTCGGGTTCGTCATTATTTTGCCTGCACTCGAAGCTCTTATTTTGAACATAGCAATAATTCGTTTTCGTTAGATAATTGATATTTCGATTTTACTTGTTCAACACTAAATGCACCGCTATCGATTGCCTCTTTTACTTTTAACCAATTAGGGTGCGTCGGTGTTAATTCAATTAGTGTTAAATCCATTTCATAAGATATTAAATCCTTACGATTTAAATCAGATCCAAATAACCGCCCAAAATGGTCGCAAGCGTCTTTTATAGCTACTGTTTTAGCCATTGGAAAAGCCATCGATAAAGCACCATTATTGATATTTGCTAAATCTGCTGGACTTGTGCCTTTAGCGGTTTGTAACTGACTAGCGCCAATGCCATCGTGAAATTCCCAAGTCCCGTTTACTGGGTGCAAATAATGAACTCGAACCGTTACCCAAACGCCATTAAAAGCCGTGCCTTGCCCAGTTACTTCAATACGATAATTTTTAAATATAGTCTTTAATAAATACTCAATCCTTTCGATGGGGAGGTATTTATAACCTTTAATAAACGGATGTACTTTTACCCATGTTTCTTTTGGCGGCTGATTCATAAGCATAACTAAAGCGTCGTTTTTCTGCGTCGATACTTTGTCTATGTATAAGTCTTGAATTTTTGGTAGTGATGCCATATCTCTATTATTTTTTAAATTAAATCCCGATGTGATGGGAGAGGGTTAGTAACGTTGTTGAAGTTGTTCAATTCTATTTTTTAAACGCTCAATTTCTTTCAACAAATCTTGGTTTAAATCCTTATCAATTTCTTCTTTATGATTTTCATAAATAGCTTTTCTTATTTTATCAAAATCATAAGTGCCTTGAATTTTTTTGTTTGAATAATTGCAAATGCCATTAACTATTTTAGTTCGGTAGTTTTGCCAATGGTCACTTTCAATTTCATTAAGAATATCGCAATAGAAAGCACTTGAAAATGTTTTAAGTAATTCAGTTGCTTTCTCTTTTAAAGTAGCTTCAAACTGATTCATTAACGCTTGAGCTTCTTTTTTGCCTTGTTCGTTTAATTCTGGAAATAAAGGATATTCCTTTTCTTGTTGCTCCATAATCTCATATAATTAAAAAAACCAACTTACTACTAACAACTCTGGAACCGTTGCTTTGGTAAATTGGCTAATTGTGTTTTGTTTGCTAGGTTGTTCCAGAACCTTTAGTGCTGATGCGAATTTACAAATTAATCCCGATTCATTTTGCTAGGTAGTGTTAAATATTCTTGCTTAAACGCTATTTGTACTCGTTCTAAATCAATTGACAACTCATAAGCCACTTCTTCTGCTACTAGTGATGGGTGCATTAATCTGAATGTTTGGATAAGATTGTGGCTGGTTTTAATTTTAGGAACTCTAACGGTTTTTGGTGGCACGGTTATTATTTTTGATTCTTCTGCATCGGTATACATAAATAAATTGCCGACTTTCTGTCCTAAAATCCCGTACTTATCAACTCGGTGTCGAAGTGTTCCTTTTGATATTTTATGTTTGGTTGATATTTGTAATAGGGTTTTCATAACTCACTCTTTTTACCAAATCCATTTCGATTAAGGTCTTTGCATTTTTGTGCGATGTAAATTAGTGCGCATACCATTGCGATTGCCATAATAACAATTGCCAGTGTGGGAAACATCAAACCAATTATAAAAATCAGTAATAGTGCTGTTAATAGGTTGATGGTTGGTTTCATTTGAAAATAGGATTAAGTTGTTTTTCTTTGATTTTATAATGTGAGTATCGAGTAAAGAATTTTTTATCTTCAGCAACATCATCGCTTAAATAAGTTGTTGTGATTCCGTC